ATGTTTATTACTCTGATATGTTTCATATACATATGAGAGTTTGTATTGATGTTGCGAATGGCTATACACAAGCGTTTGTAGATTTTGTAAAGAAATTTCGTGACAAATATCCATCAGTAGTTCTCATGGCAGGTAATGTTGTTACACCAGAAATGACAGAGGAACTTATACTTTCTGGTGTTGACATTGTGAAAGTTGGTATTGGTCCTGGATCAGTGTGCACAACACGCAAGATGACAGGAATCGGCTATCCGCAGTTGAGTGCAGTTATTGAGTGCGCGGATGCAGCACATGGTCTTCAGGGTCATGTCATAGCGGATGGAGGGTGTACCGTTCCTGGAGACGTTGTGAAGGCATTCGCTGCGGGAGCCGATTTTGTGATGCTTGGTGGTATGTTGGCGGGTCACAAAGAGGGTGGCGCATCTGTGTTTGGAACAAATAAATTCTATGGTATGAGTTCAGATACAGCAATGGACTTACACAATGGTGGTGTTGCTAACTATCGAGCCAGCGAAGGCAAGACTGTTGAGATACCATATCGCGGAGAGGTAAGCAGAACATTACAAGAAATTCTTGGTGGTCTGCGTTCGGCATGCACTTATGTGGGAGCAAGTGAATTGAAGCATTTGAGTAAGCGTACAACGTTCGTGCGTGTAACTCAGCAGTTGAACAATTCCTTGAGTGCGTATGAGATCTGAAATGGCGAGTCGAGAAGAAAAGAATATATTTTCAATGATGATTATGAACATGGCGATTAATGAAAAAATAGATCACATGGACGCAATCACAACCTACTGTGAACGCAACAATCTTGAAATTGAAGTTGCTGCCAGTTTAATCAATGAATCATTGAAAAGTATTATACAAGGTGAAGCAATGGAGTTGCGATTTCTTCCGAGAGGTGGTAAACTTCCATTATGAATTGGCAAATATTAATTTGGAATATTTTTATTTGGACTTTTATAGGTGTGATGATTTATGTCACACATTCATCTCTTTGGTGGTTAATCATTCCTGCTATCTTTACAGGAACTCAGAGCGCATCTGATATGCTAAAGGCGTTTAATGAAGCAGAAAAAGAACGTAACGATGAAGAAGATTTTGAAATCGATGAAGAAACGAAGAATAAGATGCGTGCACTTTTAGAGAAAGCGAAGCGAGGATCACTTTGAACGGATATGATCTATACTGCACTTATCAAGCCATCAAGTTGCACTTTAGTTCTGAAAATTATAACTTCTTTCATTATGATGGCAAAACAAAAGTTTCAATAGATGCGTTTCAAAAACGTCGCGACAAATTTCTATTTCACCGCCTTGCGCGTAAGTATCGCGACGAAGAAATGGTTCCATTTCTGGTGGCTAATTTTATTGACCGCGACGATAACTGGACCAAGTCACTCCTTGAAGAAGAAGCTGAGCAAGCATATCGAGATTGGAGACGAAGAACAGATTCGATGAGCAAGGTTTACGCTGAAGACTTGCAAAAAATTGCAACAAAAGAAAATTTTAATGATCTATTTAAAATTGAAGAAGGTCAACATTCAAAGTTATTAATTCTATTCATGCAGAAAGAAATAACAATTGAAACAATGGTGATACTAAACAATCTCTTTGACTTTATTCGAATTTGGGATAAGAAGATTTCTGATGATATCATCTATCCAAAGATTTCAAGAAAGATTCGTAAGTATGGATCATTCTTGAATGTGAACGTTGACAAGTATAAACTCTTGACGAAAGAAACTTTACTTGCTAACGAAAATACTATATAATAATATAGTAATGAAAAAAGTGGACAAGACGAAATACATTTAATACAACGCAATACGGAGTAATACATATGACACTATCAAGTCTTAAAAACAAGGGTTCATCCCTCGATAAATTAAAGAAAGCAGTTGAAGCATCTTCAGCAGGTGGCACAAAACCAGGTGTAGATGATCGTTTCTGGCAACCTGATGTTGACGCCGCTGGCAACGGATTCGCAGTAATTCGTTTCCTCGATACACCAGCAGTTGACGGTGAAGATGGTCTTCCTTGGGTTCAAGTTTGGTCGCATGGATTTCAAGGTCCAGGTGGCTGGTACATTGAGAACTCTCTTACAACTCTTGGAAAGAATGATCCTGTTTCTGAGTACAACACTGTTCTCTGGAACTCTGGCATTGAAGCCAATAAAGAAATCGCTCGTAAGCAAAAGCGCAAGCTGACTTACATTAGCAACATTCTTATTGTCTCTGATCCGAAGCGCCCTCAAAACGAAGGTAAGGTTTTCCTTTACAAGTTTGGTAAGAAAATCTTTGATAAGATCAAAGAGAAACTTGAGCCACAATTTGCTGATGAAACACCGCTGAATCCGTTTGATTTCTGGAAGGGTGCAAACTTCAAGGTCAAGATTCGCAATGTAGAGGGCTATCGCAACTATGACAAGTCAGAGTTTGATGTCCAGTCTGCATTGTTCGCTTCTGACCCAGCCCATCCCGATGATACTCAAATCGAAAAGGTTTGGAAGTCTTCATATTCACTCAAAGATTTTTTGAAGCCTGAGAACTTCAAGTCTTATGACGATTTGAAAGCAAAATTAGATCGCGTTCTTGGTGCTGGTGGCGTTGCTGGTGCAACTGCCAAGAAAATTAACGACGAAGAAGCAGATGCTCCTGTCGTTCGTTCTGCTCCAGCAAAGAAGGTTACTGCTGAAGATGTCACCGTTGAAGACGATGACATGGCTTTCTTTGAGAAGTTGGCTGCAGAGTAATCTAACTTAGAAAACCGTAGATGTTTTCAGGGGGACTTCGGTCCCCCTTTTTTTATTTGTCAAAAATACTAGATCTGTTACCATTCATAATATACGAAGCGAGAGTTGGATCATTGTGCGTGTATCTAGGATTCTCTTTAGGAATTATAGATTCAAGATTAGTAATCCTATTGCCTGTTTGTTCGGCGAGCAATCTTACCTGTGTTCCTATTCCTACAGCACTTTGCAATGCTGCTTGTGCTTGAATTTGTGTGTTGTCAGATACCTTATCTGTTTTATCTTGATCATTTGATGCAGTAGGAGTTTCTGGTGGTTTTTCTACCGCAACACCAGTAGAAGGTGTTTCTACTGGAGGCACCATCCCTCTAATAAATGCAGCAGTACTATACTTCGAAGTTTTTTCTGCAAGATCTGCGGTTGTAATAACACCAAATGGTGGTACAACATCAAGACCTTTATTAAGGTTATAATATTTCGCAGTTTCTGGATCAGTTGCTGATGCTAATACTGTTTTTCCTTGCCTTGCAAATCCTGGTAAGAAAATATATGAGTAAAGTGTTCCTCGATCAACACCAGATTTAGGTAATTGCACAGACTCAAAATACTTATCGACATAATCCATTTGCGCGCTTCTAGACATCATTCTTAAAGCAGCAGTTGTTGTTCCTAAAGACTTGGCAGTTGATTCAGTAAATTGGATTAATCCAGTTGCAGATCCCTTAGGATTTTTTGCTGCAGGATCTAGACGACTTTCAGCAAACATAACAGCCAAAAGATCTTCTGGTTTTAAATTGTATTTTGTCGAAACTTGTTCTACTTTTAACATAAAATCTTTATCGGTGGTAGTTATAGCACCAATTTCAGCGGCAGATGCTGCCCCTTTAAAATTTTCACCTGCGCGTCGAACATCGCCATTGACTTCAGCATTCTCATCAGGCAAATCTGTTTCAGGTTGTTCTGGTTTGTATGGTTTATCCTCATGTATCATAGAAAACACTTTCTCAGCGACTTCTCTTTCGTCTAAGAAAAACGAGCCGAGATAACCACCCAACGTTCCAACAAATACACCTAATGAAGTACCAACTCCAGGAAACATTGCTGTTCCTGCCAATCCACCTAACACAGCACCCATCGCAGGCATACCAACATACTCAATTAAATTTTGATAACTGTTGGTCATATTTTCTTTATATTGATCTTGTGATATAGTTCCTGATGCTCTATCTGCTGTGTAATTAGACATTCTTGATAATTCAAAGGCAACAGTTGCTAATTGAACTGCAGGCAGTCTTCTACCCAATCCTCTAAGCGCAGAATCTACAACTTTAAACTTTTTAATTTGAGATGCATACTTTAAGTACTGCGCAGATCGTTTGCTTGCTTTACCGAATGCTTGCTGAGAAGTCATTCCGCTTCTCATAAATTCTTTTTGCATCTTTCCTTGAATTTGGGCGCGTGCTTCTCTCATGGAAACTGGTTGCAATTTAGATTTTCCTCTATTCTTAAACATAGAGGTTGCACCTGTGATTGCTCTTGCTGCAGTGTAAGTTCCAAGTGTTGTTATTCCTGTATCTACAAACTGACTTGTTTGCTCTGTGATAGGATCATCGTATGCTGCTTTGCCGCCCATGCGAGTTGCTATTCGACCAGCAGCACCAGGAAGATTATAGAGAGAATATGCTTGCGCTGCTAAAGTCCCTAATCCTAATGTTCTTAATGCTCCAGTTCCCAATAATGCTAATAGTTTAGGATTCTTAATTAGCATTGGAAGCAAGGCACCTAGGAGACTAGAATCTACCTCCTTTTCTTTGGTTGGTTTTGGTTTCTTAGCAGTTACACCTCTGACTTTGGCTCTCGGTGTCTTCTTTTTTAATTCTTCTAACTGTTTATTGATCATATCAATCTGACCCTTAACAGTTTTATTAGCAGCAGGAATTTTAATTGCACTTGGATTAAAGTTATTGATATTCATTCTGCGTTGCATTCTAAATGCACCCAACTCACCGTAAATGCCATTTATCAATGCAGTATTTCTTTCTGTAATCGCAGCGAGTAGATTAATCTTTTTGTTTAGATTTACAACTGAGTTTACTGTAAATTGTTGAAACTTTTTATTTTGTTTTTCTTTTCTTAATTCTTGTTCGTCTTGTTTTTTCTGCAATGGAGTACGAGATCCTAATGCAGTCTGCGCAACGCTCGCAATAAAATCAGACTTGGTAATAATCTTTGCCAGATTGTACACAGAGAAACGCATTGCCAAGTCTTCACGCACCATCATGCTGAATGCCGTTTTTAACGGTACGTTCTTCTTGCTTTGAATGGTGTATAACTGGGATGCGATTGATGAAATAGACATTATCTTCTCTTATTCTTCTTCAACATTCTAGATAGATCTTGCTGTGCTTCCATTTGTTTCTGTTTGAGTTTCTCCGTTTCTTCTTTCACCCAAGTATTCACCATTCCAACATACATGTCTCTTTCCCACGGAATCATATTCTCTAATTCTGTAAGAGTATATTTGTATTGGTGAGTTAATGTAAACATGTTTTCGTAGTACGCCTTTAAACTCGCGCCACGAAAACTTATGTAAAAAAATCGGTGAGACCCTCCATATGCAAGTTATGCTTGAATCCGCATTTCTGACATTCGTGCTCTAAGTCGTAGTTGATCTTTGGAAGTTGTTCAAAGAAATCTGTTATACGATCAAACTGTTCCTGAGTTAGAGACTCAAGGAACTGCACGAACTCCTCTTTTGGACTCTCGTTAACATAGTACATACCATTGTCATCAAACACATACTCTGCACACTCATAAATCATATCAAAGACTTTATCATTGTTTTCTGTAGTCACCATATCTGATACAGGTTTAAATGTCTTCAGAGTAGGAAACTTCAGCACAATACCAATTTTATCAGTAATGTAAACTTTTGGCGAAAGATCAGCAATCGGTGGTTTAATATCCATGATGTTAATCGTCACAGGCATCATGTGTTTACATTCTACTTCGACTTCTAATCCTTCTTCGTTTTTCTCAGTTCCAACTACATTTCGGCACATAAAGTAAGTTTCAACTTTCTCGCCAACTGAATGACCTCGCAAGTTTAGAAACAAATACTCCACATCAAAGATTGGTAGTCTATCAATATCTAATTCTTCTATCAAACAGTTATTAATAATCTGTTTGATAGTCTTGAATACGGTATCCTCTTCACCACTCTGTAGTGCCATAAGCAATAACTTTTCCTCTTTTACTAGGAAAGGTCTAAACTTAACTGGGTTTGGTAAGGATACTAACTTTAATTCGAAAATCGGTAAATCAATTTTAGGCAATGGCATAATTATTCCTCATTAAGCAAATCTAGTTCCACTATTGTTCACCGTAAAATCTAAATTAGTCGGTGGTCTGGCTGGTGAATTTACAGGAATATCTACAATATTTCCAGAATCCATTAAATCTTTAAATTTTAAATTTTTAACACCGATTTTAACATTAATGTTTTCGTAAAAGAATGTGACGTTCATTTTATGAAATCCATCATCAGCCCAGTTTGATGGCATAGAAGAAAAACTTAATGGGTATACATTCTCAAGATCTACTGTCATGTATTTTCTTAGGTTAGTGTTGACGCCACCTATAGGGCTGCTAAATATGTCTCGTATAAATCCTCTAACACCAGCAACTTCATCAAATTGTACAATGCTCATAGAACCAACTATATTGTTAAAATATTCGTTTGTTGAATTTGTTGGTGAAATGTTTTGAATCCAATTTGTAAAGTATGCATACAATGGGATTTTATCGTTATGATAAAATGAAACTGTTATCTCATTTAATTCCCTGAGATAAGGAACTTTTAACTTTAATTTTCCTGGAATTCTATACTCAGAAGAAGTTAGTGACTGTCCTGGAAATTCTACTGCATCGCATAAAAAAGACAAATCCTCAGATTTAACGTCAACAAAGTTAGCATTTACAGCAGCAGTGTTGTATAACCTCATAGAAAATTTGGCACTCTTTAGAAAATTTTGCGATAAAATTTTATTGATATTATAGTATCGACTATCGCGACCACTCTCGACCAATACTTCTTCTAATTGTTCTTCTGTTGTGTCTGCCATTATTTCTTATACACCATCTTTGCGGTTGGGAGGAATATCGCCGTTTCCCAATTGTTAGGCTCGATGTAAATTAGCGACGAGCGAATGTGATTTAACAAATATCTCTTAATACATGGTTCAATAATTCTATATCGACGCGATCTAGTCAATAAATCATATGACAAATTAAACTTGGTCGTGTCATTGTATTTATCGTTGTTTATGA